GAATTTTTGAACAATTCGATAAGCGTCTCTCTCTTCCATGACTCCTTGTCTAATACTTGAATAATTAACACCTTCAAGATTATTAGACAAAGAAACATAAGAAACATTTAACCCGGAAGCTATACCTCTGAGGATGGCTTTTTGAAATGGGTCAAACGTAGTATTAGGATAATCAGGAGTCCACGTTTTAAACTCCGTACCTGCCGGGAGTTGTTCTATAGAACCCGGAGTGGCATCCATTATTTGTGTGTAGGTATCTTCTGTTTCTTCTCCTACATATTGCTCGCCATCAGGAGAAACTAGGAAGCCCATCTTGCTTGCGCCTACTCTTGCATTAACTACGGCCGACTCCTCTAAACCATCTAACATCTTTGCCCTTGCTAAGATAGATGCTGTAAATGGAACGCCTCTTGTTTGTTCTGCTCTTGAAGGCATGTAGGCATGTATTAATTCTGATGCCGGTACTTGTATATAATTGTTGGGGCCATAATAAACACTGGCCGTACCTCCGGGGTGATTCTTTAATAAGTAATAAGTGATGGGCTTGCCAAACTCATTGACCTCGACTCCCATGATGATTGCGTTCCCGGTGGTTTCATTCGGTGAGTTATAGGTTTCGTCTAAATGATCAGGCTCTAACATCTGTAACTGATAACCAAATCTATTGTCTTTCGAGCGTATATGCCTAATTAAAACTTCTCCATCTATAGCCAAACTCCCAACGAACATCTTTTGAATATCTAAAAACGACTGTTTACCATCCGCGCTGCAGCTTCCCATTTCACACCATTCAGCGAATGCGCTTTCTACTTCTCTGTTTCCTTGTAGATCAAGCTCGCCATTATCGTTTCTTGCTTTAGAAGCAACTCTTATCCCGGTAGGGCCTATGACATTACTTATCATCATCTGCCTGTAACGTGATACATAGCTGTCGTTTCTAGCTAACGCTCGACTTCTGTTTCTTAGAATAGACAAAGATCCTTCAATTTCTTGGTCTGCGCTAGATCCGGAAGTCTGCCAATCGGCAAACAATCTGCCACCTTGCGCTCCTGAGAATAGTCTCTTGTGCGTTTTGTTATTATTCTTGCGCGAGAAGACTTTGTTATACCATGCCATAATTAAAATTTAATTTTTACTTGATTCCCTGTGGCTTCATTTCTGTTGCGCCTAGAGACTTTTTCTTCGTTATTAACTAAGGCTTTATAATGAGACTTCCAATTCTCTAACTCTTCAGGGGCCATTCTTGATAAAGAACGTCCTGCGATAGACATAGACATCTGGTCTATTGATGCCCTGTTCTCAATAGTAGCCACAAGAGCGTCATATACTTTTCTTGGGTCTGAGCGTGGATCTTCTGTGTCTGCGTCTAAATTACTTTTAACCGTCATTAAGCCTATGTTTAAAACTAATCTCTGACTTGAATCGTTGGTTATATATTCTTGATAAGTGTATTGTCCTTTGGTGTAACCTGCTGTTGATGCACTAGGAACGGCTATTGTGTAAAGACTGGTGCTGCTCTCCGATATTACCGAACTGCTTAATGCAATCTCAGTAGCTACAGAACTCAACAATCTAAAAGAGTAGGTAAGTGTGTAATCCGCTACAGGGTAATCTGTTAAGTCTCTCTTCCATAGCCAGTTGTCACCCACATAAACCTCATCGGGTACATTGGATGGATAATTTGTTGAATCAAATCTATTGGACAATATTTTCCTCTTGCTATTGTCTTTAAAACACTATGTAGCGTTTTTAAATCTGTCAATACTACTTCCAACTATTCACAAACGATTTTTTAGGTCTAATTAATGGTCTGCTTGGTGTAACTGTTTGTCCCTGTAAAGGCATAGCTTCTTCCGGGTTTGGTTTATTCAATGAAGCATCTATCACTTCTAAATTGGGTTGTAATATATTGAGGGCCACTAACGCATAAACAAAAGTATCGAGAGCTTCATTTCTTTGTCTTTGTGATACCCATACGATAGTCTTCTTTCCTTTAACAAATTTAACGGCTCTCTTCTCTGCTGTTAACTGTAGGAAATATTCCTCATCTACTGAACTAGGAAAGTGAACATAACCCGGCCCTTCTTGTTGTACTTGTAACCATTGAAAGATATTTTCTTTTGCAGTATCAACTCCGGCAGGGAAGAGTTGAATCCTTTGTCTCCCGGCTACTGTAGGTCTACCGCAGATAGGTTTACCGGCTTGACTCTGGCCCTTACAAGCAAAGATTCTTCGACCCGATCTTGATTTAACAAAATTATAAACGGTGTTAGTTTGATAACCGGAGTCTACAACCACACAAGCTATCGGTAAGGAAGGGAGATTAGATCTTGAATAGCGTCTTTTTGTGTACTCATCCAGTTCTTTCCAGACGTTAGGATTGGCTGTCTCTCCATAAAATATCTGATAATCTAAAATATAACTGTTAGATTCAAGACCCCACCCGACCACTTGTAATTCAAGACGGTCTTGCTGCACGTCTATCCCACCTGTAATAACCAATACCCCATCCGGTATAGCGGATTCATCGTAGGCTTCCCGGTGTGTTAATAAACTATCGGAGGCAATCTCTTCTCCTCCATCGGTAAAGACTTCACCTAGACTTGTGTTAACCCATGTCTTTAGGATCTCCGGGTGTGATTTACTTTCTAAAAAAGAAGTGACCATGCCTTCCCACGTTGACCAGGACGAATACAATTCGTTGATATGGAAGCCGGCTGTCTTTTGAGTTTCTCTTTCAGCAATCCATTTACCGTCTCTGACCATTTTTAATTTGTGCTTCTCTTCGATAAGAGTTCCACAATGCTTGCAAACGTAACAAGCTGTCTCTGGTTTGCCTTCATCCCATTGGACGTTCGCCCATTCCAATATCTGGAATTCATTACAATCGGGGCAGGGGACATGGTAACGCCTCATGTCTGATTGCTCCCACGCTTGTTGTATTCTTGATAGGCCATCTATCGTAGGAGTAGAAGCCATAATTATTTTACGATTGAAATAGGTTTGAGTTCTTTTTATTCCCAAACTAATCGGGTCGCCTTCCATTCCAACGGTTGTTGGGTAGCGATCTACCTCATCCGCAAACAATATTCTTATGGCTCTTGAGGCAAGGTTGCTTGCAGAGTTAGCTCCGGTGATAGCAACAAAACCTCCATCGTATTTTTTATGGAGAACGGTGTTCTCACTGTCTTTTGATCTTGGCTCTCTTACTTTACCTTTCAACTGGTCACTTGATCTTAACATCGGAGCCAATCTATCTTTTGACCAAGCCCTAGCCATTTCCAAAGTGGGCTGCATTACCAGTACCGGGCATGGTTCGTTTGCTATGTAGTAACCGAGTATATTGTTCATTACTTCCGTTGCTCCGACCTGTGATGATTTGATAAAAACAATAGTCTCAATCTTGTTGTCGTTGACACTGTCCATGATCTCACGCTGATATTCAGCCCGGCTAGTGTGCCATTGACCACTCTCAGCAGAAGATTCAGAACTAAGTTGCCTGTGCTTGTCCGCCCACTCCGATACTTTCATTTTTATCGGTGGCTTGAATATCTTTGCTGTCTCCGTCCACGCCCATTCTAAGGGAGTCAGGTATTTCACTTTGGCTGAGTTCATTTAAAACCTCGTATATTTCTAATCTTATTATTTCTTCTGCATCTCCGTAAGTCTCTAAGCCAATCACTTGATGGGCGACCTTACTTGGTAAATTTAAAAGTTTAGCTCTTGCGTTAGAGACGAAACCTATCCAACCTTCCACCACTTCTTCTGCTTTTAACATTCCTCCGTTCAATAACTCCACTTCCATTTCTTTTAAGTCGGCTTGTGCTTTTGTCAATCTCACCTTCTCTTCTGCAATGGAGGTATCACTAAAGCCTTTAGGGTTTAATCTGAGCTTTGCTCTTAAATAGTGGATATAAGCGAGCCTTGCTTCATCGATATTCAAGCCTTTTCGACCATCTGCGTTAGGCAAAACACCTTCTTTTTTTAATTTAGAAATGTATTGCTCAGTCACGTCTAAATGTTTTGCGACTTCTCTGTTGGTGGTTAATTTTTTTTTCATCTTAAAAAAATAAACTAAAAGTTAGTTTAAGTCTGCAGTCTGAACCTAAACTGGTTCTAGTTTGTCCTGAACTGGTTTGATTTAAATTTAATATCATTGGATTTCAATATTGTCTAAACAAGTATTGAAATTTGGAACCTGCTTGAGTTAAAACCGTAGGAAGAACCTAGAAGGCTAGGGAATGGGGGTTTCAGCGCATTCATTTCTTGTTCATCTCTTCTTTGAGAGCAATACGCATTTGTTTTCCTATCACACTGTTCGCTACCTTCTCTCCGATAGTAAAGAAGGGGAGTAACTTCTTGGTGTAATTAACCGAGTCCTTAATGACTGCTAACAATACTTTACCTTTCTTATCAAACACACCCATCCCGGTACGAGTCCTTCGATACACTTTGTTATTCCAAAATGATCCACCTTTTATCAGTCCGGTAATATTACCAAACTTGTTTAGTTTTTGGTTGGGTGTTGGTACTACTACGTTAGTATCAATACCACCATCAATAACATATTTTAAATAGTTTGCTATATTAGGGCCGGGCTTTTTACCTTGCTTCCCATCTTTAATATAAACAGTTGCGTCCGGGTGTTTAGCATTAGCCCTAGACATTACGTAGGCGTTCACTGTCATCTTTGTTGGTCTATCTAATTTCTTTTCTGTTTGAACCTTTAGAGCTTTGATAACCTTCTTAGCTGTTTCATTCACTGCATTAGCTGTTGCTTGTGGTAGGTGTTTCTTTTCTGCTCTCTTTAAAGACTTCATGAATTGTTTCTCATTAGTCTTTATTCTTACTGTTTTACTTCTTGTTGTTTCTATTGCCATTAGCTTTTCCTCCAATGTGATTTAGCTCTGAACTTAATGTTGGCTTTATCAGCCCATCTTCTTATCGTTGAGGGGTCAACGTCAAACACAACAGCCATATCTCTTAATGATCTTCCTTTCTCTGCGCTTTCTTTTAAGATTGCGTCTCTATCTTCTTTACACTTATTATCTGTCATATCTTATCTGTGTAATTATTATACAAATTTTTTAACTATAAATTCTCATAATGCTTAATTAATTCTTCTAAATACCATTCAGCCTTCTGTAAGTCCTTTATGTTCTCGCCTTTATACTTATGTCTGTGCATGTACTTAATGATTGCACCCTCAACATAAGCCGGGTAAGCACTACCTAACTGTTGCTTAATGTAATCAATAGCCTCTATTGATCCTTGTCTGTAGTGTGGTGGCTTATTAACTAAATCAGTAGTGGGTTTTAAATCCACTCCGAATACCTTTCCATCTTTCATATCTATCTCCTGTGTTGTAGTTCTTGTGATTCATTTCTTTTGTTATTGCTCAAAGTTTCACCGCTAATAGTGTGAAGATACCTAACATAATGATGCACATAACAAGCATGAGTAGGGCAAGGATAGTGTGATACCAAACCCATCTGCTTTGATATATCTCTGCTTCTGTTACTCCACCTGCTTTCTTATCCATCCACTGTATTAATTTATTCTTCATGTCTATCTCCTATGTTCATTCAGCTTCCTTTGCTATAAAATTCCATTCTTTTCTCTCAGGATCTAATATGGTTAAAAACTTTTTGATCTTTTCTAGATCCATTTTCGGGTTTTGCATTGTATTTCCTTCTTTATCCTTAGGGTTCCATGTGTAAGGAAGTCTCATCATTCTTCTTTTATCTGGTGTTGGTTGCTCTTTTTCCATCTCAGTAAGGTCAACCATGGCTTCGGCTACCGTATACATACCCTTAGGATAGACATAGCCATCGTCAAGATCTTTCAAAGCTGTGTTTCTATCCTGTATTTTTAACTTTTCTTTCAAAGTAGAAATTTCTGGCAACAACCTTGTGTCTACCCATATTTGTTCTTGTATTATTTTTTTTATTTTATTCATATCATCCTCAATCTTTATTAAATTTATTTCTTATTTTTTTTAAATGACCTAGGGCATATACTTTTCCAGAAAATTTTTCATTTTTTACGACATGATTGATGCAGTAAATTTCATTTAAAGCGTCTGTTAATCCTGCTATGTCATAACTAAAACCATGAGGCTTCTTTACAGATATATGTAGAATCATATTTATTACGTCGAATGTGCTATTCAAATTTTCTAAATCAACATCATAGTTAAGAGGATTACCCTCGTTATTTAATAACTGCACACTCAAGTTGTCTCTAAAAATCCATCTACCCCATTGTTTTTGAGTAAAATCCATAGCCATAAGTTCGTGTACATTCATAGGAGCATATTTATTTGGTTTTGGCTGTACTTTTATGAACCCTGCTTCTTCCATAATGTCTTCATAAACTGTGATTGGTTTCTCTTTTGTTACCAATTTAAGTTTTGCGTTTTCATCCTGTATTTTTAACCTTGCTTTCAAAATAGAAATTTCTGGCAACAATCTTTCGTCTACTTTTATATTTATTAATTTATTCTTCATATCTATCTCCTATGCTGTAAAACTTGATACCGGGCCATGAGACTGAATGTCCTGGTCGGTTGTTGGTTCTATTACTTCACTACCGGGGAACTCTGCCTTTATGTTGTTAATGAATACCCAGTTGTCTACCGGGATTAATCTGAGTAACTCCACTAAGGACATAACAACAGGAGGAGGGGATTCATTCTTTGCCATCACCACTGCTTTCTTGTAGAAGTGGTCGTCTTTAACCAATAAGAAACGTGTATCCGTACGCTTGTAATGATAGCTCCATATATCCCCATTCAATTCTTGATGCCCTCTTTGCTTGGCATTGTCCTCACACTTCTCGTAACCTCTCAACATACCTTCAGCCATTTCTATCGTTGCTAGATAATTTACTCCGGCTTTAACAGATTCAAATTTGTTTCGCATTACTATCAAACGATTCTTTAAATCGTCATCCAGTAAACAGTTGAATCGCGTCTCTCCCCAATTCATTGATATATCAGCTCTGCGTTTCTCTACGTCAGCGCATAATTGCATTGCTCTATCCCTAGTGGGATTCTTTGGTGGGGTGTATTTAGAACTCTTCATGCTGTAATTGTTCCTTCAATGCTTGTGTCGTTAGGAATTCACGATAGGCGACTAACTGCTCTGGAGTCATGTCTCTAAAATCACTTAGAGCCTTTCCGTTAATCGTTGCTCTGTAATGATCTTCGGGCTTGTATGAACCATCTGCTGCTAGTGTTTCAATATCAAACCAAAGCACGGCTTTTTGCCAACTCTCTTCAGTTAATTCGATTCCTTTCTCAGACATGGTTTTTGCCTCCCAGAATAGATATCCCCCTATCCCCCTCTCTAAAGAGAGGGGGAGGGGAGGGATAGTCCATATAATTCTCAGGGGGATAAGGGGATAATGGGGATAGTGAGGGGGATAGTCTTATAAACATTAGAACTCAGCCCTCATTTCATCATTAGGGATATAGCTTTTATCGCCTTTTTCATGGATTATTTGCTTACTTATCAACTGTCCCTTGATTTTGTTTAATTGATTGCTATTTAACCTTCCTTCAACCTTATCTCGCAGTTCGTCTTGTGTTACAAGCACCTCTGCTGTATCTCCATCATCCTCTCTAACCTTGTGAACTTTGCGCTTATAAACGGCTAGAAAATCGTCCAATAATTCCTGTTGCGTACTGCTCAATACTTGATCCTCTGGCTTAATAAATATCCTGGTCTGTAACGCACCCGATGTTGTGGGTGTTCCTTCTTCATCGGTTAAATGATGAAAGACCGTCTCTGTGAATTGAAAGGACATGGGTGCTAAAGGTCGCCCATCTTTAATTAAGGTCTGCTCAAAATCTAAATGCCAATCATCCAACTCACCATGCTTAGTAACTGAATATTCCCAATCTAAGGCAGCCGGGAGAGAACTCGATCCTCGACCACGATTATTATTGTTATACCCGGTGTGATGAACCAAGATAACCGCGCACTTAAACTCTTGTCTGATCCATTTATCAACCCCACTTATGAATCGGTTCATGTCTTCTGTGCTGTTCTCGTTGCCTAAAAAGTTTCTAGCAACCGTATCTATAATGACTAACTTAGGTGGCTCTTTATATAAGTCTTGAATAACGAGAGCTTCATCGCGCATCATTTGAGCGTCTAAATCATCCTGTATGGACACACCGCGCTCTGAGTAATGAAGTTT